GTAAATGCAACAGGTGGTTTTGCCACATACAGCCTTTCGACAGCACAACTACCAAGCCATACGCACACTGGCACAACTAGCTCCGTAGATATTAACCACACTCACGGAGTAAATATACAGTCTGGCGGCTTTAGCAACGACCACATTCACGGCATTAGTGATCCAGGACACGCACACGCAAATATTATCTCTATTGCTGGTTCAAATCCACAATTCCGTAGTGCAGGAACAGGTGGAGATGTAATTGGACCTACGTCTGATACAGGAACAACTGGTGCTTTTACAGGCATTACTCAAACGGGCGGGCAAAACGCAAACCACACTCACAATGTCAGCGGCAGTACGGGTGCAATGAGCGCTAATAACGTCCACAACCATACATTTACGACAGATGCAACAGGTAGTGGCGCAGCAATTGACAACCGCCCACCTTATTTTGCTCTTGCGTACATTATGAAGGCTTAAAAATAAGGTGCAAATAGTGAAATATGTCCGATCTGTTGGGTTTGTCCGAAGGAGCAAAGGGGCTTAGTTCAGGCTTTGATTCTGCTCGTGATGCGGGCAAGTCGGTTACTAAGAGTATTGAAGGTATACAAAATGACGGCCTAGAAGTAGCTCAGCAAAGAGCCCAAGAACGTATACGGGCAAGGCGGGAGGCAGAACTTAAGAAGGAACGGGCGCTGATTAAAGCGCTTGACGAATGGAAGCGAAAGAAGCAAATCTCCGATGAGGAGGCTGATTTAAAGATTAAGTTTGTAAGGCAGTACGGTGCTAAAGAATGGGATGCACTGCTTAGAATTAAGTTAGATATTGAGAATATGGAACGCAAGAACAACGAAGAGTTCCAGCACGATTTAAAGGCAGTAAGGCGGGTGCAGTTCTATTGTTTTATGGCGGCATTGTTTGTGACGTTGTGGCTTAAGTTTATTTTAGGAGCGTTTTAATGAGTGAATACATCGAAACAGCCAAAGAAGTGGCTGGTAAAGCAATTGGTCGACACGGTTTAATCTACATTACCATCATTGTGGCTATGGGGGTCGGCGCTTCTGTAGTGCTGGAAGAAGGCAAAATGGCTGCGGTAATGGGTCTTTTAGGTGCGTCATTGACAGCCCTAATCTCTATGCTGAACGGTGTTGCTGGCGCTACACCAAAGCAAGATAAGCCTGAGTTTGAGATTATGAAAGAACTCATCAATCGCTTAGATGGCATGGCTGACCGTGATCCGATGAGCGTGGAAGTCAAAGGCGATACTGTAGTTGTTAAAAAGGGTGACCACGAAACTACTGTAGGGCGAAAATAATGATGGACACCCTAATTGGACTTCTTAAAGGCGTTGCTCCTGTCTTGGCTACTGCTGTTGCTGGCCCTGCTGGGGGTGCTGCTGTGGGCTGGATTGCTTCTAAGCTAGGCATTGATGACGCTACTGTTGAGGGCGTAACTGCCGCTTTAACTGGCAATCCTGAGATGGCAATGAAGCTTAAAGAACTTGACCTTGAGTACGCTAAGTTAGATGCAGCCGACCGTGATTCTGCCCGCAAAGCCTATGCTGAAGTGGCTACCAGCGAGAACGCTACTAAACTGGATAAGTCGGTAGTACCTATTCTTGCGCTCGGCACGGTTTCCCTTGCGTTTATGTTTATTGCCATTCTGATGTTCCGTGATGTACCCGTAGACCAGCAACAGATGGTTATTTTTGCGCTAGGGTTTATTACTAGTTCAGCTGGGCAAGTCCTATCGTTCTACTTCGGATCAAGCCAAGGTAGTAAAGACAAGAACAAAGAAATTCAGGAGCTGATGAAGAAATGAGCCAAAGTAACTTTGAACCCTGCCTTGCGTTAATGCTTGCCCATGAGGGCGGCTTTGTAAATCACCCACAAGACCCAGGTGGCATGACTAACCTCGGCGTTACTAAACGTGTTTGGGAAGAGTGGGTTGGGCATGAGGTTGACGAGAAACAGATGCGCGCCTTAACTCCCGAAACAGTTGCACCACTTTATAAAAGGAAATACTGGGATGCTTGCCGAGCTGATGATCTTGTGGCTGGGGTTGACTACGTTGTTTTTGACGTTGCTGTTAATTCGGGCCCCGGGCGAGCCATTAAGTTTTTACAGTCGTGTGTTGGTGTTACTGCTGATGGTGGTTTTGGTCCTGCTACTCTCGCCGCCGTAAAAGAAGCGGAAAACGACCCAGCTAGACTAGTAGAACTATATTGCGCAAAACGTCTAGAGTTCTTACAATCACTTAAGACCTTCGAAACGTTCGGCAAAGGCTGGTCCAGACGTGTTCAAGAAGTTAAAGACAAAGCACTCAAGATGTTAGGGTAAACCCGTATGCCATTACAAAAGGTACAGTTCAGGCCAGGTCTTAACCGAGAAGGTACTGATTACAGTAACGAAGGCGGTTGGTTCGACTGTAACAAGGTGCGTTTTCGTTCTGGCTACCCAGAGAAGATTGGCGGCTGGATCCGCTTGTCTAATGACACATTCTTAGGCATAGCTCGTGCGCTATGGAACTGGGTAACTTTAAATGGCGCTAACTTACTTGGAGTTGGAACTAACTTAAAGTACTACGTTGAGCTGGGCGGTGACTATAACGACATTACGCCTATTCGTGCCACGTTTACTTCAGCCTCCACACCAACTACAAACAACATTATAAAAACGACTAATGGCTCAAACGTCATTACCGTTGACTACGCCAACTATGGTGGTTTGACAGGCGACTTTGTAACCATCAGTGGTGCTACCGCCGTAGGTGGGATACCAGCAACCGAGTTAAATGCCGAGCATCAGATTACCTACGTAGATTTAGATACCTTTACCTTTACCGTAGCCAGCAATGCAACATCAACTGCAACTGGTGGCGGAACCTCGATCACGATGGCTTTCCAAGTTAATACGGGTTTAGATGTCTTTATTCGTGGTACTGGCTGGGGCGCAGGATCTTGGCCTTCGTATGTAAACACTACCTTAACAAACCCGTTTACTGCCGCTAGTATTGGCGCGTCAACCCTTACTGTAACTCAGGCAGCGCATGGCTTAACGAGTGGTGACTACGTTTATTTTGTTAGCATCGCTTCAGACGCATGCGGCATCAACCGTCTAGTCTTGCAAAAGGCGTTTCCAATTACAGTAACCAGCCCAAGTACGTACACTATATCGACCGTTATAGGCGGCTTTACTTACTTAACTACCTCGACAGCCGCTTCTGGCGGCGCTGTTGTGATTTCAACCCCTGTTGCTCCCGTACGAGGCTGGGGTGCTGAGGCGGCGGTTGGTATTGGGCAGCAGTTGCGCCTTTGGACAAACGATAACTTTGGTGAAGACCTTTTAATTGCCCCCCGTGGCGGTTCTGTTTACTATTGGGATGCCACTACAGGTATTAGCGTACGGGCTATTTTACTTAATACCGCTTCAACTAACGCAGGCTTTGCAGGGCAGTTTGTGCCCAATACAACCAACCAGATTATTGGTTCATCCATCCAGCGCTTTGCTATCTGTTTTGGTGCTAACCCATATGATCCTTTAAACGCAAATAACGCGTTTGATCCTCTTTTAGTACGCTGGTCTGACCAAGAGAATCCGTTTGAATGGGTTCCTGCCGCTACTAATCAGTCAGGTGAATACCGCCTAAACATCGGTTCGTTCATTATGTGCGCACGGTCAACCCGTCAGGAGATTCTAGTCTGGTCTGATGCGGCTATTTATTCCATGCAATACCTAGGACCTCCTTACGTTTGGGGTTTCCAGTTGCTGCAAGATAACATCTCGATCATGTCGCCTAATGCCTCAATTACGGTAAACAACGTGACTTACTGGATGGGTACAGATAAGTTCTTCTCATACACAGGTCGTGTAGAAACCTTGCCGTGCACGCTGTGGCAGTTTGTTTTTGATGATATTAATAAAGACCAAGCGTTCCAAGTATTTGCTGGATCGAACGAGTCCTACAACGAGATATGGTGGTTCTATTGCTCGCAAGGGTCTAACACAGTCGACAAGTACATCATCTACAACTACCTTGAGCGGGTATGGTCGTACGGCACAATGAATAGAACAGCTTGGCTAGACTCAGGTTTACGGCAGTACCCAATGGCTGCTTATCCAACAGGCAATAAAATCTTGTTCCACGAAGCTAACGTGGATGACGTATCAGGGTTAACCCCAGTACCGATTGAAGCGTTTATTCAGTCATCTGATTTTGATATTAGTGATGGGCACAACTTTGGTTTCGTATGGCGCATCCTGCCAGACATTACCTTTAACGGCTCGAATGCAAACCAGCCATCGGTTATGATGACCCTGCGCCCACGGCAAAACTCAGGAACGCCTTACGGCAGAGCAGATACCCCGCAAGTTCAAAGCACGCAGAACTACACTAGTCGCAATACCTACGAGGTTCAGGAGTTTGATGGTCAGGTATATACGCGCCTTCGTGCTCGTCAGATGAGCTTTCGGATTGAGTCTAGCGGCTTAGGGGTGGCTTGGCAGCTAGGTAGCCCACGAATTGATATTCGTCCTGACGGCAGACGTTAATGGCATATACCCCGTTACGCCCACCAAAGGCGCCCAATTTACTGGTTGCGCCTATTGTTTATGACCAGCGCTATGTAGACCAGCTTACTAACGCCCTGCGTTTGTACTTTAACCAGATTGATAACGGCCTAGGTTTCTTGCTGTCGGGAACTGGTGGGTCAACACTAAGCCTGCCGTATATCGCCGCTTCTGACAGCACCGACCAGATTGCAACAGACTCTAATACCCCTGCGGTTGTGAAATGGAATACGCTTGATGGAGGTAACGGATTTACTCTAAATGCTCCTGGATCGGCTACGGCGCTTGTGTCGGGTGTGTATAAAATTACATATAGCCTTCAGTTTACAAATACGGACAATGCCGCCCATGATGCTGCGGTTTGGTTAAAAATCAATAACATTGATGTACCCCGCTCAACAACCATATTTACTGTGCCAGCCCGTAAAAGCGCTGGGGTATTTAGTTATGTCTGTGCCTACTCAGAAGTCGTGTTTTCTTTAGAGGCTGGTGATGAGATGGAGCTGTACTGGGCAACTGGGCAATCGTATCGGGTTTCACCAGCAAGAGACGGTATTTACATAGAAGCATTAGCTGCTCAAACTAGCCCATATACCAGACCTGCAACCCCGTCTGCATTAGGCTCAATTACCTTTGTTTCTAGGCTTCCATAGGGAACATAACAATGATAAACTTCAACATAATTAACAGTGGGGCCTAAATGGGACTGCACAATACAGCACACTACCTAAAATCCAAAGGGCGAGGCCGAGACACTGAGCTCGTCCATATGTCTAAGCGCGAGATTAAAGGACTGCAAGACCTTGCTAAAGCAGCTGGCGGTTCGCTAACGGTTAACCCAGATACAGGTTTAGTAGAAGCTGGATTTTTAGAAGATGCTCTTCCCGTTGTAGCCGCTGCCGCTGCTACTTATTTCACGGCTGGCGCCGCCGCTCCGTACATGACTGCTGCTTTAGGTAGCTCTATGGCTGGGGGTATTGCTGCTGGAGCCCTAGCCGGTGCAGGTATTTCTGGCCTTACCGCAGCTATTACTGGTAGAGATGTAGGTAATGCAGCTCTTATGGGTGGCGTTGGCGGTGCTATATCTGGTGGTCTTGGTGCTTACGGCGACGCTAATGTTCTATCTGAGGCTACACAAAAAGCGGCTGTTGATTCTGGTACTCAAGCTGCAGCGCAGACCGCAACAACTGGAGCTACTGCGGGTACTAACCCCGATGTATTTTCTGGTTTGGCTGGGCAGCCTACTGTACCCCCCGGAACAATGCCACCTATAGCAACCGCTCCAGCACCTGTTCCTGCTGCACCTACATTAAATATAGGCGATGTTGAGGCACAAGCTGGTGGGTTTTATGGTGGTCAAGCCCCAGCTAATCCATACGCTAATATGACAAACCAGCAGATTTCAAATGCTACTGGTATTCAAACCCCTCAAACATCACCTAGCTATTACTCTGGACTAAAACCAGATCAATATATTCAAAAAGCGGGTATTTTAGCGTTGCCAGCTGCTGGGCTATTAAATACTGAGGCAGAAGCAATGCCCGGCGAAGATCCATATGTAAGCCCATTAAAGCGCATTTCGCCAAACTTTAAGGCATATACCCCGCCACAGCCAAACCCTTATTATAAGGCGCAGTATCCGAATTACCCTGTACGTGCAGCTGAAGGTGGCATTATGTCGTCGTATCAGTCTGGCGGCCCAGTTGAGCGCATGAGCCAGATGAATACAGCCTTAAATCCACAAGGCGGGTTGTATCCCCAAGGTATGATTGACAAGACCCAGTACGCCATGCCTACACAACGCCCAACCAGTATGGAAGTATTGGATGCAGGTGCTCAAAGAACATTTAATGCTGGCGGTATTACTCAAAAAGCGTATTTACCTAAAGGCGATGCAGGTAAATTTGTAGACTCAGACCCCAATACTCGTGGCTTAAGTGCACTTGATGCAGCGCAACAAAGACTTAAAAAATTAGGAGCTCGCTCAGGTATTAAGATGGCAGAGATGCCTAAAACAGGTATTAAAGGTTTAGGCGGCGATTTTTCAGATATGGCAGCTGCTGGTGGCGTAGCTCATTTAGGTGATTACTCTGATGGCGGGCGTTTGCTTAAGGGTCCAGGTGACGGCGTATCTGACAACATTCCAGCTACTATTGGTGGTAAACAGCCAGCTCGCTTAGCCGACGGTGAATTTGTTGTACCTGCCCGCATCGTGTCTGAATTAGGTAATGGCTCGACTGAGGCTGGTGCCAAGCGTTTATATGCCATGATGGACAGAGTGCAGAAAGCCCGCAAGAAGACTATTGGCAAGGGTAAGATTGCTAAAGACTCTAAAGCCAGTAAATATTTACCAGCATAAGGACAGAACATGAGCGGCGGTGGAGCAATGGGCGCAGCCCCAACAAATACAGGACAACAAGGACAAGCAACCAGTCTCGGATTTGCACCAGCGCCTATAGGATCGGTAGCAGGAGGAAGTGGCGTTGGTTTTGGTGGGGGTGTAGGTAGCGGGGCTATGGGTTTTGCTGATTACAACCCTGCAGCGGCTCCAGGTGGTTCAGGTCTTTTTAGTGGGGGTCAACCAACCCCGGGGCAAGCCAACTTTCAAGTAAGCGATGCTCAAAAAGCTAGTCTACTAGCACAACAGCAAATGCGGGATCAAATGGTGCAGCAACAACCTGCCCCACAGCAAATGCAGCAAAGGACTATGTCGCCTTTAATGCAACAACAAATGATGCGCCAGCAGCAAATGTTTAACCCCATTCAGCAAATGATGATGCGTCAGCAGCAGCCTAGATTTAACCCAATGCAACAGCAAAGCTCAGGTTTACAAGCTGCAATGATGCAGATGATGGGTAGACAAAACCAGCCAATGATGCGTCAACAGTTTATGCCACAGTATCAAAATCGGGCCCTTCAGTACCGTCCTAATATGACGCAAGCGCAACAAGCGTTAAGCCGTGTAGCCCCAAGTGTAGAGTTACAACAAAGACAGGCAGCTGAAGCCGCTAGACTAGCAGCGGAACAACCTATATTTAATACGGGACTTCAAGGTAGTTCTGATGGCGGTGGGGGTTAATGAAGTTATTAGTTCAACCAGTAGGGGTGCAGTATTTTCACCAGACATGGCCTTTGGTAGAAGACCTGTTTGTTAAGGCAAATAAGTACGACTCTGGGGATTACACTTTAGATCAGATAAAGGGTTTACTGGCTAACGGTTCGTGGGTATTATTGGTAGCTACAGACGACGAGAATACTATCCATGGGGCAGCATCCGTTAGTTTTTATAATATGCCTAATTATCGGGTTGGATTTATTACTGCAATGGCTGGTAGGGCGATTGTGAATGAAGATGTTTATGGGCAGGTTTGTAGCTTTATAAAGGCGAACGGGGCTACACGAGTTCAATGCGCTGCTAGAGAATCTGCTGCACGGTTGTACAAACAAGTTGGAATGATTGAGCGCCACATTATTATGGAAACTAAGCTATGAGCTTTTTAAAATCTAAACACAACGGTTGGTTATCCGACGGTACACGCACTCCATTTTCAGGTGGTGGCTCTGGAGGTGGTGGAGCAACGCAAACCACTGCATACAACACAAACATTCCTGAGTATGCTCGTCCCTATGTAGAAAACATGCTTCAGTCTGCTCAATCGCAGGTCTACAACGATGACATGACGTCTTTCCGTGGCTACACACCATACAGCTCGGATGTTAACAACTACTTTGCAGGATTTTCTCCACTACAACAGTCGGCTCAACAAGCTGCATATAACATGCAGTCTCCTGGGCAGTTTGATCTTGCTTCTGGACTAGCTGGTGCTGCTGGCACACAGGCATTAGGGGCGCAAGATCAATC